TACACTTCCAACGTCTTCTAGCTTGTCTAATTCTTGAATTTGGATCGTTTCTAGTTTCTGCGGATGCTCTTTTTAATTGTCCTAATGATCTAGCACAATATGATTTTCTTCTTTTTGCAGCTGTTGATCCAGGTTTAACTTTACCTGTAACTGCTGTTTTTAATTTTGATCCTGGATTTGCTCTTCTGTATGCTGCAACACCTTTTGCAGTCATACCTGCACCTGATTTAGTAGAACGATAATTACCTGCAGACTTTCGTCTTGAAGGCATACCGCCTTTTTTCATGGAGTTAACAAGTTGTAAAACGGATTCTTGATAATCCATGGTAACCTTTATTTATCGATTAATACTGTACACTTAGCACTTGTAATAGCATTACAAGTCATAAAACCTTTGAATAGAATTCCATCTTCAGGAAGGTTAAGTGTTAATACATCTGCTGGTAAAACATCAGTAGTGAACTGAGTTCCATTTTCATCTTGTAATACAACTGAACCTGTGTCTGTAGTTGTAGTTATATTAGTTAAAATAATTCCTCTTAATCTAGTACGGCCACCGAACACCGAACCTGCTGCTGTAATCTGTACTGCTTTAACGTCACCTTTTGCTGCCATAATATCTCCAATTATAACTTATAAAAGATGGGGCGTAAAGTACGCCCCATCATAATAATTAACCTTACGCTCCTGGAGATCCGAAGATTCCTCTAGGGTCAGACCAACCGAAGCTGTATCTTTCTCTAGCTTTGAATCTAACGTTACCAGTATCGAAATCACCTTCAATAGCTGTTTTGATAGGACTTCTTACGAAGTTCTTTAAGCCATTAGGTGCATCAGTCATGATGAAGAATGCATCAGTGTCAGTTAAGAAGTGATTAACTCTGTAACCTTCTGGAATCATTCCCATGTTCATCATAGCATTGATGTCGTTCTTAGCGTAGTCACTACCTGTTAGAGTAGTAGATAGAGGAGTTTTCATTACTCTCTCAGCAGTAAATTGTAATTCTTTTGGAATTATCATTTTTCTGCCTTGAATAGCAATTTTTAAACCTCTTTCATCTACGAAAGACGCAATATCAATTAGAGATTGCTCTAATGATGTTTCGTTAAGGTCTGCTGCAGTAGAAAGTTCATTTCTGAAAGTTCCACCAGTTGCTAATGGGTGGTTTGTTGTACAAAGTGCAACACCGTCACCACCGTTATAGCTTCCACCTGTATCAAACGCATTGTTTAGTACAGCTGCTGCTTTAACTTGTTTAGTGTTAGCCATTGATCTAGCTAACGCTCTTGTATATCTAGACGCAAGTCTGTCATACAGGTTGTCCTCAATCGCTTCTTCAGTGATTGCGAAGCCTAATGCTACAGTCTCGTGAGTGTATCTAGAAGTGAAAGATTCAGTTGCTTGATCGTAAACAATTCCTGCTCCTTCTTGCTTCGTTGCTGCACTTCCGAAACCTGATAACATTACTTCTTCTTCAAAAGCTCTGTCTGATGCTTCTGACATGAAGATTTCTGCATGTTCATTCTCGTATCTGCTATATTCCAGGCCAAATAGGGCATTTAAACCTGGTTCTAGTTCTTTAACTAGTTGTGATCTACTTATCGCCATAGTTTATTCTCCTATTACTTACCTGTACCGCTTTGTCTGTAGAAGTGGTTGTTAATTCTAACTAACACACCTACGTTTGAAACGGTTAAGTCTTGGTTATCAGGATTTTGTGATATATCAATTGCTTGAACCACAAATGTACCTGCTGTTCCAGAACTTCCTACATCTAATTGTCCGTATGAAATTCCAGTTGAAGTACTTCCTGTTGTATCTGTTACTGAAAAGTTCTTAAACAAATCAGCTACCACAAAAGACAAGTTTGTATTCATTTCAAAAACTGTCTCTGGTGCATCAATAACGTAAGCAACAATGTCACTTGCATTAGTAGATGACGGATAATAGTTTTTGAACGTTGGCTTTTGAGTAGTTGGATCTGTATAGAAACATCCGTTGAAAACACCCACAACTTGACCAGAAGTTCCACCACTATGTTTAGCAATTGTACCATCTGCTTGTGGTTCTACCAAGTCGCCTTGATAGATGCTAGTGCCATAGTCAGCAGCTATTCTGTATCTGTTTTGAGCATTAATAAACGGAGAACCATTCAGCTGTCTTACGGGTCTTAATCCGTATAGCTCAGTTTTATTTGCCATATGTTTTTCTCCTTTTTACATATTAATGTTCATTGGTTGGTATTACGAAAAAATTATTTCTTATTACCACCAAAAGTTACACGAGATTGTCTATCAATATTGATAGGCATCTCAGGTCGCTGCTCCTTCATTAAATCGTTGTCCACGGCTTGTTGTTGATCTCGAGTTCTTCCTGCGAAGTACTCTTTACGTGACTCAACTATTTCTTCAGGTATCCTTGCCAGCACAAGGCCACCTACTCCTATGATACCCGCGTGTTTACCGTCGCCGATAACTGGATAATCGTGTTGGCCAATCTGTGATGTAAGCTCTTCAGCTCTTACCAATTCATAGCCTTCTCTTAGTTTTTTAGACATATTCGCAGTGTCCACAAAACCTCCAGCCTCAGCCCTTAACCATCTATGGTGAAAACCATCTGGTGCAGGCGGTGCATCTAAGTTAGATGGAGGAGTCCAAGGAGCTTTTCTTTTATCAACTTTTGCTCTTGTCTCCGAACCGCGTGAAGTTCTATTTAATTTATTTTCCATAATACTATACCTCCTTCACGTATTTTGCGTATTCTTCTAGTGGCACCCCTAATTTTTTCGCAATAGCGACTTGTGACTTGGTGAGTTTCACGGATCTGCGTCCAGTTTTACCTCTATTAGCAGTAGCAACTGTCTGGACGGGTTTTCTTGGTTGCTCCTGTGTTTCTGACTCAGAGAACTTATGAGGAAAAACCTCTTTTATTCTCTTATCAATCTCATTATAGTAGTCTTCACTGTCTACGTCAAACCCTTCTCCCACTAGATTTTCATGGATTTGAAAAGCGGTGTTTGTCATATACTGATCTTGACCAAACCAATCGTTTTTTTCAGCCCAATCTCTAGCTTTTGGACTAGGATTATTGACCTGATTTTCAACTTGTTGGATAGGGTCATTACTTTGAGATTGCAACTCCTGTTCTGGAGCTTCAGTAACCTTTTTACGTCTTTCTCTATCTGCAAGAGAAATTTTAGCTCTTTCTTTCTCCACGGTTAATCTAGCCAAATCTTCTTGGGCAGATATAATCGCTTCTGAATCATTCATTTCAATAGCTGCTTTTAATTTAGCTTTGACTTGATCTTTTTCAGAGTCTATTCTTGCATCGTACTGTTTGACATAACTTTCGTCTATCTCATCGTACTTAGATTTAACATCAGAGTATTTTTTCTTTAAGCCTTCAGCATAAGCAAGAGCTGCTTGTTCTCTTCTTTCTGCTTCACGCATTTTTTTAGTAAGTTTGTCAATTCTTTTTTGAACACCCTCACTATACTCTTGTAAATTTTCTTTAGGCTTTGCTTCTTGAGTATCAACAGTATCTTCTTCGATAGATATTTCTGGTTTTTCAGATTTATCATCGTTGTCGTATGTTTGATAGCCTAAATCTACTTCACCTACGTTTAAATTAGGTTTAGTACTTTTCTGTTCTTGTTCTTCAACCTGAACGTTTGTTTCTTTGACATCATCCGTGTCTAAATCAACACTAGGATTTTTGTCTCTTGTCGTATTTAACTCCTGCATACTTTATTCCTCCTTAGTATGTTTGCAAAATATCGTTAGGATCGTCTACTACTGCAATGATCTCGTCATCATTAAGTATTCTGACTTCTCCTCCGTCTATTTTGAATCTTGCCCCTGCGTATCTTCCAAATATTACCCAATCACCATTCTTGCACCATGGCCCATTAGGAAATTTTTCTTTATCTTGATAGCAAAGGTCACCTTGTTTCAACACGTAAGCACACACAGTAGTCATCTGCATAGTCTCAAGTGTCGTATCAGATAAAAGAATACCACCCTTAGTTTTTCTAGCTCCAGCATGTGGTAATACCAACATTCTGTAACCTGTAGGGTTTGGTAATTTATCTAATAAAGATTTGTCTGATTTTACTTTATCGGCTGTAAGCCTTTTATCTTCTTCTTCTTTAGTTTCTTTGTCGTACTTTTCTTGAAGACCTAATTTAATTTTAGGTACTTCCAGATTTGCGGTCTGTGTCGTCATCGAATAACTCCTGTTTGTTCTGCAGGTCCGTCAAGTCCTGTAGCAAGGTTTCTAGGCCTTGTAATTTACCTTTAATATACCAAAATTGATTAAGATTGTCTACACTGTACGCAAGACTGTCTTTAAGGTTTGCAACCTCTTTGTTTATCTTGATCTTAATGTATTTGTAACTATCGTAATCAATCACAAATGATATATATCATTTACTTACGTTTAATCAAGTCAGTGGCTTTAAGACCATACACGCTCGCTATGACACCCACGAAAATTGTCTGATACCAAAAAGGAAGTTGTGAAAAGTATTCGAAGAAAAGCTGCATCTTCTGCATTGCAGTTGGATCATCCGAAAATACTGCCCAACTTAACATTACTATTGGAGCTGAGAGCAATAATAAAATAAATTCGTCTTTCCAGTCCGATTGTCTAGCTTCTAATAGCTTGCCCTCGTACGCGATCTCTCCCGCTCGCATTTTTTCTGCGTGCATTAATTGTGCGTCCGACATTGCTTGTTTCGTCTTTTGACGATTGGCATATAGGTGGGCTCCAGTTTTTAGGCCCATCCCCAATAGATTTAACCACGGCATAATACTGTTCTCTTCTCCTTATTCCTAAATATGGTAGCATCTCTTCCATAAAGTGTAAAGCACGGTGCCCTTTAATAGTAAATCTATATACATCTTTATGGTAATCTTTTTCTTTCTTTTTTCTTTTGTATATAGGAGCTTCGGCTTTTAAATATTCTTTAAATTTTGTAACGATTTCCTCATCTGTCATTTGAATCTCCATAACTGCACTTGGAGTCCAACCATATTTTCTTTTATTAATACCAAACCAACCTTCACCTTCAAAGATTCCAGCTAATAATATTAATTGTTCTTTTTTATTTAATTCCTGAAAATTTAAAACCCTTAATCTGGATTCCATGTGAGTTAGGTCCTTTTTTTGGAGGTGGCCCTGAAGATACTCCTCCAGATAATCCACCTAGGTTCTTTTTGTCTACTTTTGGTATTCCACTAAAGTCTGTTTTATATTTATCTCTTATAGCAGCTCTAGCATAAGATTCTGCTGAAGCTCCTGACATATTAATTTTTGCTGAATCGTATTCTTCTTTTGCTAATTTTTGAATTTTTTTAGATGCATTTGGAAAAAGCTTTTTTCCCATATCTAATGCAAATTTAAACTTACCCATTATTGTTTTCTTTGTTGTTGAAGTGCTACTTGAGTTTCAAGTTTTTCTCCATCGAAGTCTAACCTATCTTCAAATTGCTCTTGTTGCTGTTCTAACTTAGCTTCTTCTCTTTTAGCTCTCATTTGAATGTCCATAGCTTTTAAATCTAACTCTCTTTGCTTCAATGCAACTAAAGGATCTTGCTGTTGGCCACCTTCTTCTTGAACAAGTTGTTGAGTCAGTACATTTATTCTTTTTGCAATTTGTGATGCTGCCATTTGATTAAAACCTTCTGGGTCTTGTTGTTCCATTTGTGCCATTTCTGGATCTTCTCTCATAACTTGCAATATTTGTATTGTTGCCATTTGAGATATGTGTTCTGATATATGACCTTGAAATAAAGCGTAGACTTGAGGGTTAACTTGCACCATTCTACTTTTCATAAATGTTTTATGTGCTTGTAAATGTGCTTCATGATCTTGTTCTGGAAAAGCTTTAGGTAATTTCATCTGTAAACCTTCCATATTTTCAATTGCAGGGTCTTTTGGTTCTGGTTCTGGTGGTTTAATTAGTAATTCATCAATTTGTTTAGTACCTAATGCAGTATAAATACGTCTATAAGCTTCATATAGGTTGTGAATTTGTGGATTTGTCTGTGCAATTTGTAATTGAGTCTGTGCTAACGTCACTCTTTGCGACATTGAGAAAATATTTGGGTCTGCAACAGGTAAAACATCTACTCTGTCATCAAAATCTGTCTGTTTTATCGTTCTTTCACCACCATAAACATCATAAGGATATTCTGGAGGTAGATATTCTGAAATTACACGTGATAAAATCTTAAATTCTTGCTTCATAGCGTAATATAATCGCTTATGAATAGCTGACATCACTCTTGCACCTCTTTCTAACAGTGCAATTGTAGTTCCTACAGCTCTATTTTGTGCATCTTCACCCGATTGCATGTCTGCAATACCTGCAAAACGTTTTCCTGCTTCAACACAGAAGCCTAAAAGCTGAAATAATGTTGCTGAAGGTTCTTTAAAAGGTAATAATTGAAACTGTTCTCTAATATTTCCACCTGGTGCATCTACATCTCTAAACTCTCCAGGTTGAATTGGCTGATCATCATCTCTAATTCTCATTCCTCTGGTCTTAAATCCAGCAGGTAAGTTAGATAATGTACCTGCATCAAGTAATTGTCTTAGTGCAGAAGTTGCTGCAGTAGATAAACCACCGATCATGTGTATTAAACCAAAACCATAAAACCCTAAACCTGGTAAAAACTTATAGTGTACAAAGTAATTTATCTTCTTTGCAGTTGGATCATCTTCTCTATAGTTTCTAATAATTCTTAAAATCTCTTGAGACGTTTCATCTATAGTTACAATGTATGGAATTTTAATTCCTTCTTCTGAATCTTCTATATCTAAATCAACATGCATCTCTAAAATGTTTCTAGTATCTTGTTCTTGTTCAGACGGTCTAGATACACCTTCTAATCTGTTGTATTGTTTTTGAATATCTGTTTCTTTAGACTCAGGTTCTGATAATTCTATATCTCTAAACACTCCTGCAACTTGAGATTTTCTAACTTGGTTTTCAGTCATCTTAATGATGTGAGTAATTCTTTCACAATCATTTAAGTTAGTTACATAATATGGAATAACTAAATCTTCTGCAGGTACAAACTTAGAAACTGCTCTACCCATAACTTCATCATAATTTATTTTCTTAAATGCTGAACCTGCTAATGGAAGCATAAATAATAATTGATCCATCTCTGGAGTGTATTCTTCCATCTTGTCCATTAACATATAGTTCATGAATTCTTTTACTCTTTCAGCTTGATCTTCTTTAGCTGCATCTCTTTTACCAACGATCTGTGCTTTGACAGGGCCATCAGCTGGAACTAATTCTTTGTAAGCTTGTGCTTGAAATTGTGTTACGGCTTCTGCAAGTAAAGGGTGTGTTACTCCTGAAGCACCTGTGAATGGTTTTGTTTGTTGTGTATATTTAAAACCTAGTAAATCTAAACCTTTAGTATAAGACTCTTCCCAATCTTTTCTAGTTTCTTTATCATTTTTATAATCAGAAATAAGTTGATTAGCTAAGTCTTGTAACTGTCTTTCGTCCATGTCCTCAGCTAAGTTTTTATAAAAGTCTTCTTGAGGAGCTTCTTCTACAACATCCTCTTCACCTTCTATAATAACTTCAGGAGCCTGCTCTTTGTCAGTTACTTCTAAATCTTCTGTCTCTTGTAATGAAATATCTTCTTCAGCCATAATATCGTAAGTTTATCAAACAATTGAGTGTTTATAAAGGCCTAAACACATTTTCGATAAGTCCTCCTTCTTTTTTGTAAAGCTTCATTGGCTTTTGTATCATATCTGGAGTTATTCGCAAGGCATATGTATTCATATACAAATTTGGATCTCCTTCTGGAATAAACTTAATATCGGATTTAGAATATCCTGCATTGATCGCATCTTCTTCTGTTTTAAATGCTTTAGCATGGTATTTCTCTTTAAAAGTTTCTACAGCTGTACCAGGATCATTTTTGTCTCCATCATATCTTTTAACATCTCTTGTGCTAACAATTTTATATGGTTTTTTAGGATCAGATAAAGTAACTTGTATTGTCTTTGCTTCTGTCTTGTATTGTTTCGATAGTTTTCTCATTAGTTCTGGTAATATTGCTTCACCTTTTTTCTGAAAGCCTTTACCTGTTGCATAACCATAAAACTGTTGATTACCTTTTACGGCACCACTACCTCTTGAAATCATGTTAACAGGAATAACACTTACCCACTGAGCACCATCATCCCCTGCAGCTTTGATTGTAGTTTTAAGTGCAAGATCAGCATAATTCTTACTATTAAAGAATGGAAGGTAATCCGTTAAGCTATCCGTGTTTACAGCTTCTGAACCTCTTAAAGATTTTCTACCTGCTTTTAATTGATTGAATGCTGTTGATAAATCATATCGATCTTTCTCAGACATATACAATCCTTTTTTCATTAAACGTTCAATTGTTTCTCTTGGTGCATTCATATTATCTACAATTAAACTATTAGCAACTTCCCTACCTTCGGGGTTGTATCTAACTTTACCATTTTTTAAAACATCTTTAGTTACTGCTTGTTGTACATCAGCTTGTACTTCGTTAATGGAAATGACTTTTTGTCCTTGGGGTGTATATCTGGTACCATACATAGTATGCACTACTGGTTGTTTAGCATCTGCCCAATGATAACGATCTGTATGTCTTCCAGGACCCACAGGTGCTTTACCTGAAGGAAAATGCCAAACAAATTCTCCAGGAGCCATTTCACCTTCTAATCTATACGTTCCATATTCACTGCTACCTGCATGTTGTGGTAATCTTGGAACAGATTTAATTTTCATTACACCTTCTTCAGCTAATCCATTTATATTTCTAATCGCTTGATTAATCATTTGTCTATCTTGAGGATCAGATATTGAATCTAAAGATTTCTTTAAAGATTCTCTTAAAGTTCTAGCACCTGCATTAAGATTGTTAGTTAATGTTTCCATGCTTTGACCTGATGCAAAAGAAGGCATCTTCATAGATTCTAAAGCTTCGTCAATATTATTAATAAGTCTTGCAGTAATAGGGGCTCCTGTTTCATCTAAATACTTTGTGCTTAAAATTTTTTTAATCTTTTGTGCTTCACCAATCATACCGTCAACAGAATCATCTACACCTGTTGGTGACATGTATCTTCTTAGTTCTAATTTATTAAATGGGTTTTGTCTTACTTGTGCTAGTAGTGTATTTTTATCTACAGCCATATTCATATCTTTAGCTGTTTTAAATAATCCACCTATTAAATTACCAGACTTATCTAATGAGGCAATATTTGTATCAAATAATTCTTCAGTATCAATTGATGCTGAACGTCCATCATTATACTTAACTCCTTTTTTCTGATTAAAGAATTTTAACCATTCATCAGGAGTTGCTTTGTCTTTTGGAAACATTTTAATTTGATCATATAAAGCTGAACCAAACATAGACTGAGGATTCTTCTCAGCAAATGACATTACTGCTTCGTTTCTTAAAATATTTTCTCTATCATTAACTAACGGATTAACGTTGACCGTTGGACTTGGTGCTTTAACCTGTTTGCCGTAGGTAACTTTAGCGGGTGGTCTGAATGCTTCTAAACCTGTCTTAGGTGTTTTAATAACTGGGGTTAGGACTTCGCTGGCCGCTGTCCGTTTTGCGTTAGTCTTGTTGATTGTATCAAACGCTCTTTTAACTTTAGCAATATTTCTGAATGGTCGTAAGAAAGGAAGGGTCGCCGCAGCACCTAACCCGATCAACGTACCAAGGCCACCTGACTCTTCTTTTTCTTCTAATAGTTTCTTTTCAACATCGGCCATTAGTTTTTACTTCCTCCAATATATCCACCAATAACTCCAATTAATCCTGTAACTGACATCTTCATTAGAGTTATAACACTTTCATCTACTGGTCTGTTTTCTTCTAGTGCTACAATATAATCTCCAATAATAATAGTACCTAATAAAACTAGAACACCAGTTGTAATTAATAAAACTACAATGTCTTTAAAATTTTTAATCATTTACTTCCAACCTTTTTTAGCTAACTTAGGTTTACCTTTAATTAATTTACCTGAAGATGCTTTTGCTACATCTGATAAAGCTACACCAGGTCTAATCATAAACTGACCTGTTGGGGGTTTTGGTAACATCTGACCACTCATACCTAATTGATTACTTGATAAAGAAACTCCAGGTTTTAACATAAAACCTGATACTGCTTGTTGTTGCGGAGTAGTGTTTCCTGAAAACAAAGGTTTAACTGCAGTAGTATCTGGAGATACAATAGATCTAGTTTGAGGGCCATCTCTATCGTTACCTGTATTTACTTTAAAGTCTTGAGCTGCTTTACTTTTTTTCCAATAAGGTCTTGAATCTTGAAGCTTTGCTAAAAGAAGACCTCCTCCAGGAATAACAGTACCTGCTATTAATTGTGCAACTTTAGAACTTGTTTTTGTAGAAGGACTTAATGTTTCTCTAGCTGTCTTTCTTTGTGTAGCTAAATCCTGTCTTGCTTTTGCGGATATTGTTGCAGTGTTATTATACTGTGCACTAGGGTTTCTACCACTTCCTCTTGTAGCACCTGTAGAAGAAGTTCCAGGCGACATTGCTTGTCCAGCTCTTGTATCTGCTTGTGCCCCTGTAAAAGCTTTTAAAACTTTAATTTTTTTTAGTTTAGGCTTTTTTAAATTCTTCCCCATGGCATTACTTTACGCCTGTGAAGTTCATTCCTCTAATCGCTTTGCCACCACCCCTTACTTTTACATCACCACCTGTGTTGTAGTTTCGTGATTGAACATACTCTTTTGATTCCTTGTCCATGTCTGGATTAGCTTGGTACTTAGAAGAATAATCGGCTACATCTTCAATGCCTTGATTAACACTCATGAATTCTCTCATTTCATCACCTTCCATCTTAGGACCTACAACTGCAGGGTTTCCCATGATCGGTGGATTTGGATCGTAAACAGGAGAACCAGAAGTGTCTGATCCTTTACTTTCTTTTTTACGACTAGATAAAGCGTATGGATTTGTTTTAACTTTTTCTCCCATAAATCTCCTATGATAATTTTGTTGGTTTATTTTTACCCATCTTACAACCACGGGCCATGATCATCTTACCGTATTTAGCACCTGTAAATTTTATACCCGCTTCTTGCATTACTTCTTTTAAAGCTCTTTTCTCTGCTCTATCTTCACCAGAATCTTCTTTGTAATCACCTTTGTATCCAGCATGTAATTCAGTTTCTTTAGAACCAAGATACTTTGTCATTTTCTTGTCTAACCTATTACCTAAAATATCGGCGTCTATTTCTAATCCACTATTAGCTTTCATAGTTTTTAATTTTTTAAAATCTTCGCCCTCAATCTTGTTAGGGTCTCCTGCCATCTTAGCAATCTTTTTCTGTTTTGGTGATAGTGCCATAATTAACTCCTATAATAAATCTTTGATGTAATCTTTACCTTTACCGATGGTCATACCACCTGTAGATTTTTTATCTACGTCTTCAGCTTTATTAGTTTTAGATTTTAAATATTGTTTAAGAGCTAGTCCTGCTCCAACAACACCAGCTGCAATCTTTCCGTACTTAGTAGCTTTAAGTGTTTTCTTAGCACCTTCTAAAACTGATCTTCTTGTATTAAATTGTGCTGGAGTTTCTCCAGGCTTAAATCCTTTAGCTTCTCTCATAGCATCCATAGATGTAAACTTACCAGTTTTTTTATCTATTTTTCCTTGCTCTACTAGCTTCATTTTTTCATCAAATGATAATTTGTCTGACATGTTATCTTCCTTCGTAGTAAATATATTCTCTTGGTGGACGTTCCTCGTCTTCGTAGTCCGATTTCATAGAAACTAAACCACCTTGACGGTATCTTAACATAGCCTGACTAGTGCTGTCTACATAGTCATCATGAGATCCATTAGGAAAAGCTGCACATTCTTCGATAACTTCTTCTGCCCATGACTCACCATGAGGATACCAAACTGAACCAGATTCAAAGATAGGTGCTACTGAATTGACCCTGGTATGTTTATCATTTCCCCTTGTGGGTACGAAATCCATTACAGGAATACCCATTCTACGCATCTCTTGTAGTAGGGGCTGTCCTGACGCTTTGGCTTCCACGATCACCGATTCAGGTTCCCAGTATTTATATTGTTCCATAGCTACAGCTTTTAACTCTGGAAAGTCCCACCTACCTTTCATAGCATCTAATAGTATTAGAGCAGGGGTAACTTCATCTGGATAAAATACTCCCCACGTAGTAATAGCACTATAGTCGGCAGTTTCCTTTTTACTAAATGCAGTATCATAAGATTGAATTATAAAATGTATTTGTGGCATTTGTTTCTTCCACGGTCTCCACCACTCTCGTTTTAAAATAGCACCTTCTTCAGAAGTAGGTTCTTGCATGTACTGAGCATTCCAGTTACGTACTGAAATAGATGCTTTAACTTTTTCTAATTCTTCTAGTTCCCAATACTCAGGCCATACAGGTTCACCACCAGGTAATATTGCAGGGAAAGATATTTGTTGCCACTTATCTCCTTTTGGATCTGTTTGGTTTTTTAAAAGTCGTCCTGTCAAATCATCTTGAGCCCATCTAGTCATTACTACCAAGATGGAACCACCTGGCTGTAAACGTTGACGGGGGCCTGATGAATACCACTCATACGCTCTCTCCATTGCGGAGTCACTCATAGAATCTTGTTCGGTATGGGGATCATCAATAATTAATAGATCGGCACCACGACCTGTGATGGAACCACCTACACCAGCAGCAAAGTACTCCCCACCATGACTTGTCTCCCAACGTCCTTTTGCTTTTGAATCTTCTCTTAATTTAACATCACCAAAAATTTGTTTATACTCAGGGGAATCCATAAGATTCCTTACCTTGGAACCAAATCTCTGAGCCAGCTCTGCGTTGTGGGATACTTGCATAATCTTCTTTTTTGGAAATTTTCCGATAAACCAGGCAGGAAATAAAAAGGAAGCAAATTCTGATTTTGTGTGTCGGGGGGGCATGTTAATGATTAGCCTCCCTCTTTTGGAATTTGATATCTTAACTAGTTGATTGGCAATGATCTGATGGTGACCATACTTAGTAGGATCACTTGTCTTACGATAAATGAAATCAGGCCATACATTTGCAACAAAATATAAAAAATTATCTTGGCAAAGTTTAATATGCTGTAACCAAGTAGTTTCTAACTTATCTCTTAATTGACTAGTAGTAAGTAATTCAGTACTCATAACGTAGAATATATCACTTCTCTGCGTGTATTCAACTTGTCTAAAGTCTAAGTTGTCGGTACCATCACAGTCTATATGCGTGGTGGGGGGGGTGTCGATACCTTATGTAGTGGTTTTCTGGAATTGTATTACTAGATATTGTACTGAGCTGACAGGTGATAGAAGTCAGCTGCTGGTGAGATGCAGCTGCCTTCCTGCTTTTAAAGATAAGGGTTATGTAAGTAATTGGTACGTTTAGAATATATTCTTACATTCCAACTAGGTCTGTACTTTTGTATCCAACGTCTTTCATACCAACGTATCTTGTGAATATCTTTAACTCTTAAGATTTTAACATCACAATTCAATCGATCTAAATTGTAGTTCCTTAATCTTTGGTGGACATCAAACTTAGACATTCCGATATATTTAATGACACCATTAGTTCGAGATATTAGAAAGTATATACCCCCGAATTGCTCGGGGATATAATCGGGTTTAAGGTTAAAAATTCTAGCCATTAGAATTAATACCACTCATCTTTTCAAGTAAGTTCTTAAACTTATCAAAGTATTTTTGTTTTAGAAACTCGACACATTCAGTTCCTTGATACTCTAATATAGTTTCCTCAACTACACTCTCTAAAGTTTTATAACAAAGTTCATAGTCTAAAGATCGAACAACCTTACTATCCAATCGTTTAGAAATTTCCTCGCTTGAAAACTTTTTTTCAAGATTAGTATTAATTACATTTACTAATGAATTATTGTTGCTCATTTAATACCTCATCAAGTACAGGCTTAAATTCACAGCTTTCACTAGGTACTAAAAACTCATTGAAAAGTTTTGGAAACTTTTCTTTGAAAGCAGTTGTATCAAACCTTTGTGATTTCCTCACAATCTTTTGAATTGAGCCAACTACATTTTTGTTTTTATCCTTAATGAATAAAACATTAGTCTTTGGTTTTTTATCAAATAATAAACTGACCTCTTGTTGTAAAAGTTCAATTATTTTATTTGATTGCTTTCTTGTCATCTTAACTGACGCGTAAGCATATTTTATCTTTTCAGTTTTTTCGAGTTCTAACTCTTTATAAACTGAAAAACTTTTGACTTGTTTTGTATTTATAGTCATTTGTTTTTTCCTTTTGTTAAGTTAGTGATTACTTTTACAAAATTAAAAAACTTATTACAACAATTATTTTATCTTTTTATAAACTTTTTTTATTTGCTCTATTAATTCAAAATATAACAAAATCATAATTTCCCCCCTTTTAGTTCAAATAAATTCTTCCATAGATCAACGCACACGCACGAAACGAGGACAACCCGACCTAGACATCATAGGCTTTTTGAACTGTTTCCGTCAGCGAAGCACCCTAACAATCTATCGCATTAATATAAAACTTGTTTCTTGCACGAGAAACGAGGTTAATCGTCAAAGGTTTCAACGCTATTAACTAGGCAGATGAAACCAACGACGATAACCAACATTAGAAAGTAATCCATTAACAGATTGTAAACCCATTACTATCTTCGCAGAACTGAATAAATTCTTCTACGCTTTCCATTGTAAAAGGATAGGAACTACCATAGTCATATCGTTTTTGTATCCATTCCCACGTATCATGGTCAGCTTTTGGATAGTCTATCGGTGCAAGGTTTTCTTTTCCTGTTTCTTTCTCTACCTTATCACGCAACATCTGATGCAACTTCTGAATTTGAACATTGTTCCTTTCGGCTTTCTTTTCTTCTTCCTCTACCTCTTTGATAGCTTTGGAAACTGTGCCATCTTTAATGAGGGCTTTTAACTGTTGTGCGATTTGCTTTGCAGTTTGTTCTGACACTTCATGCCCATTGTTCATTTGCCAATCGGCTTTATCTTTGTCCTCAATCACTCCTGTTTGAGTACAAACAAAGTCAGCTAATCTTCGCCAACCCCAAACAGTATCTCTATAGTATTCGCCTTTTTCTGATTTGTGTTTTCCTAGACTATATAAATCAAATCCCATGTTTTCTCCTTTGTTAAGTTTAGTTCATTACATATAAGCATATCTTCATAAGATGTCAAGTATAAAAATTTATCCAAGCATATTTCCTACCCAATCCCACGCACGCCCCCTGAACTTCTACATCTAACCCTGTGCCAATCAAGTTGTGTTCGTAAACGAGGTACGAGCTCTTCATGACAAAAGCTTCATCAAAATCATTGCCAGCAGGGCCCCCAGTGTCAACAGTGACCTGGGGCTTACTAACAGCAGTGCGAGAAGTGCGAGGATCATTGACCACGCTCATCGAGCAGGTCCTGAGCATTCACCTCTACCGCCAGCCAGACGAGATCATTCTTCAATTGATCAAGAGATCCAGCTTTGGAAATGTTTGCGATGTATTGCATGATACTCTGACCAGAGTCATTCGCGAACCGTTCTACAAGATCCCAAATTTCTTTCTCATGGTCATCATGGAACTTACCAGTCTCAGTGTAGTATATTAAACCCGAGACACCACCGCTGCATCCGTGATCAGCGACGTCCTTGATGGTGAGCAGCTCCTGCTGCTCACGATCCTTCAACCATTCTTTAATATTCATGCTTTATCCTCCGATATTTGTATTAATTTGTCTTCATCGATGCCTTCGCACATGCTACTGTGGTCACCATCATATTCATAAAACCGCATCTTCCCATTAGGTGCCTCCTTGTAATAGGTTAGCTTCCAGCACATCAATGGCAGCTCTGACCAGTTTACCTTCTTCACCATATGATTACCCCCGTCATAGTAAGAAGCATAAGTACGACAGCGATCGCTGCCAGCTCAGGGATTATTGTGTTCATAGTTTCTCCTTATGTTAAGTTATCTTATCTATATAAGATGTGTAACTGCAGATGTCAAGAAGAAAAATTCTAGAAAGATAAATGGAAAAGGGATCACGGAACTTTGTGCTACGCCAGCTCCTGAAGGGAGTCGGAGTCTAGTCATGTGAATCCAAAGATAGGAATGAAACGAGGTACGAGGAAGGAGCGTGCTGGTGACGAGCCAGTGCTCCTTTCTCTAATGTGTAAGTCGGAGTTATTCGACGACATATGCTAACGAGATTACCAAACTGTAAATTCAAGTCAAGCAAAAAATTCCTGAGCTGCACGGGGGGTCTGGTGAATCAGATCCGTGGGCCATGCACAAAAAGTACTGCTTCACGCGAGGTTTGGGATTGTACGAGGTGCGAGGTTAGTGAGCTGCTCCAGCGGGAAAGAGTAGATCCATCACCTGGTCCCAGTTAATCTTATTTGGCCCGAGGACGAGGGTCGGTTGTTCGTGTACCGAGGTCAACGAACCAGGGTCAATGGTACTTGGGCTGTAGAATCTAAGGGTCTTGTCCAAGAGGGGTCGGTTCATAATCCAAACGTTACCACCATGCTTAATTCTTTTCTTCATCCACACGATTTGATACTTGCTTAACCCCAAATCCTTGCGTGAGTTAGCCTTAAGTTCTAACCATACTTCTTGTCCATTATGACAAGCATTTACGTCAGGAATACCTAGTTCAGTATGTGATTCTATCCTTGTAAAATGTGTATTTTTTAAATTGTTTTTTAGTAATTGAAACAGTTTGTATTCGTTAGTTTTAGACATGAAAGCAACAGGGCAAGGTTATAGTTTTAATCTGTGTTTTCTATATCTTTTTCTATCATTTTAATAAGCCAAGGGTTATCTCTGAAGACAGCCATCATCATATTTGATAATACATTTACAACAGATTCCTCATGTTCATCTTTTTCAAGAGCACACTTCTCCTGGTTCAAACCACTAACTTGAACGGCTGCATGCATGATTTCATGGAATATTGTATTAACTCGCTCCTGGCCACAAAGGTCATGTTGAATGTGTATTAAGTTCTGTCTGTAATCGTATTCACCGAAACAATCAGTCATCTGCCACTTCTTAAAATCTGGCCTTACATATTTAATTTTAATATCTTTATAACCAACTCTAACTTTATCAGGCAATCCTGTTGTCTCCACTTCAATAGGCTTCATTTGTTTGAAGTGTTTATTATTTTTCTTCCTCATTTGTGTCCTTATCGTTAACTTTAATACTAACTATCCCAACACTTGATTGCACCATATCGGGATTGTGCACCATGTGGAAGGCTGTAAAAAAATCAGTCTCCGCTAATTTCAACGCTCTCTGGCGTAACGTCAATGATTTCTTTGTGATCACCGAGTTTACGTTCAAGCTCGCTAAGCCTTTTTTCAAGTTGCTCACGCGACATGCCCTCCAAACTACTGTGTTGTACTTCAGTTCTATTTACAAAAAATCCTGCCATCTGTCCTATACTTTTTTCAGCATTGATAGCTGCATTGTATTGTGACTTATCAATAGCACCTTCTCTCATACGTTCATATTGTTTGTAGGATCGTAGCTTGTCTTTTTCATAAATAGCTAGTTCGGCGTTTAGACGTTTTTCAAAATAACGTACCACATGTGGATTTAAATTCGGATTAAGTAATCTACTACCTATCTCAGCTGCACCATTATCTCTTTTAGGATTATAACCCGCATCTCTAACTGCCTGAGCTTTACTATAACCAGGCTTTGCATAGTTCTCAACGTATTTATCTACAAACGTTCTCTGTTTTGGAGTTAGTTGTGAAGTTGCTTTAAGTGTATTTGGTAGTTTTCCCATGGCTGTACTATAACCTATTTCCTTGCCTAAATAAACACTCGTGGACGTGTTCCGTTGGCCCTGTACCGTTGTCCGTTATTATTTTCCCTTTTGTAGATATAAATTGAGAATTATTATTATTATATATTAATTAGCCCCTAGGCACTTACCATTATTAAACCTTAATAAATATCTCCTAGGACAGCTCTGGGACACGCTGGGACAGCCCTGGGACAAGATTTTGTCCCAGGATTATTCAATGATACCAACGGTTTTAGCTCGATTTTGGCCTCTGGGACACAAAGACAGCCCAAAATTTTTTTTGCGTCTTTAAAAAAGGGTATTTTATATGTCCTAGCGTCCCAGGAATTATTTTTGACTTAAAAGTGTTGGTAATTGTATCTTTTTACTTAAAAAGCTGGGACAGAGGGGCTGTCCCAGCTCCGTCCCAGGACACCTCTCGCTGTCCCAGGACTACTAACTTAACCCATAAGGGAGCTTTAACAAAAAAGCTGTAGTACCCAATACAGATAATATCACAATGTGTCAAGAAAAAAATACCCCCAAAGCTTAAACCAGTTAAAAACCTTGAGGGTATATGTTTATAAAAGATTTACAAATTATTTGATTTTAAAATTAGTGTCAAGTTTAAAGTCCCCTGATCATATGATACGTCAGGGGACTAACTAAACAAAAGAAAGGGGGTAGCCCACAAAAAAATATAAAAAAGACTACCTGTTATTAATATAACGCTTGTTTGTTCTATTAGTCAATACAGGTCGAGTAACTTTAATCTCACCTCTAACTCTTAAATCATGCACCTTACAAACAGCACACCATAGAATTTTATCTTCTACAATATCTGCAGGTTTAGTTTGGCATTGGTGGCACAGTGGTCGCATTCATTACCCTTTGTCTTTCGACTTCTAATTGTTTTTTAAGCTTACTACGTTTTTTCTTATCAGTTTCAATATTATATTGATTGATAACTTCTGAATACCTTGCCCATGCTAATTGTCGTGGAGTAAAGACTATAATATCTTTATCAATAGCTCGTTGGTATCGTTCATATACGTAATCGGCGTCAAAATCAGCTAGATAGCAGACTGTTTCAAACTCATGTTTGTCGTGAAACCATTTGAAAGCATCCCACTTTGCAATAGAGGATTTCTTATCAGATAGTTTATTAGTGACATCTTCAAATGCTGTCATTACAACGGCTTGCCACATCTTCACTTCGGATGGTTGATTTTCTGCAAAAAGGACTTGCGTGGCTACTTTAGTGCCCATAAGTTCTAACAAATTTACTGAGTAACTCATGATAGTATCTTGTATCCTCTTCTAGTTTCTGTGCTGCTGACAGATCGTGTGAGAGTAGAATCTTGTCCATAAAGCCGACTTGAGCTTCTGGATCTAATCTCGTTTTACTATTTAGGTTGTCCTCGATAAATATGTCTAGATCGTCCATAGACCTATCATACCACACAGGGACGCAAGAGTTCCATCTTGGAGGGTTACTTTTTTGGTTGAATTTTATTATTTTCATATACCTTAAAAACCTTGACATGAGCTTGTGTTTTAAGCCTTTTGTTCTTGGTTAAATTCCAAATTTCTTCGAATGTTGGTAAAAGCATGGGGTCTGCAACTTCAAATCCCATGGATACACCGCAGTGTAGCGAATACATGACAGAAGTAACTTTGTCATATTCTCGTTTATTTAGCTTGGTAGCTAAAATAGTTAAGGTATCAATGAATGATTGTTTTAGATCAATCTTTTCGGCCATAATCCACCTTACTATTTAACTGGTGGTTGTCCGTTGGCCCTGTTTCGTTGTTGATGGAAATTGGCTTAAAATATCCTGCACCGCCACACTCTTTACAAGTTTGTGTTTCACTGTAAGGAATGATTCTAACATAACCATTCCCTTTACAGTTCTGACAGGTGTCGTATTTTATTTCCATTACTATGTTTATGTTTTTGATTCTTCTTTGTCAACCTCGAAGTTCATAAACACAGCTTTTCTTTCTCCAAGGTATTGCAGTTTAAATTTACAATGTTTTGGATTATCTAAACATGTAAAATCGTTAGTAAAATCAATGATTTTTTGAAGGTTAAACGCTTTTTGATCATCGATTACAATACAACATTCTTTAGCTGCTCTTGGTAAAAACCATTTGATCTCATCTAAAACAGACTCTGTATCGTGTGGCCCATCTAAATGTACCAAATCATATTTACGAATCATAATTTTTTCTTCTCTGTAAATTGGATAACCATTTACAAATCTAGCAAAAAATTCTTTATCATCTAAATTTATTAAATGAAATTCTGGATAAAACTTAGACATATAAACTAACATGTCCTGTTTCATATCGTTGGTGTAATCGTACTTAACGTTTTTTAAATCATCAGCACCATTATAATCGATATTGCCATAAGGATCCAAACCCAAATGAACCAGTGGTTTTCCTTCATGTGTTTTTCTCCAAGCATCGATAATGACTTTAGATCCGAATCCGTCCCTGACACCCACTTCCATAGTCGCTCCCACAGGGTTTTTAATAAATTTAAGACATTCTTCAAATATTCCATACTCTAAACTATCTCCTTTTCTTTCTTTAATCTCTATGTTTGCCATTGAGTAACTCCTTTACAAATTGTTCAGTTGTTATTTTCTTTTTCTTTGCTTGATAATCACAGTAATCATCAATCAGTTTTTCTACCATTGCACCAGGTGCTCTATACTTACCTTCGCAAATAGCTTTTAACACTGTATGCTTTGGTTTTTTAATAGCAACAGATGTCCATTTATTTGTGTCCATGTTTTCTCCTTTCATATCTTTTAATAATATAGTTTAAATAATTGTCTGCATGTTCTGCTCTTTGATAAGAAACAATTCCTAATTTTCTTTTACTACAAAATTCATTTCTTTTATCTATTTCTTTTTGATGAGCAAAAATATTATCTATTTCTTTTACACTTGAGAATGGAGTGATTGCATGAGGACCATAACCTGTCATCTTCATCCATCTAGAAAAACGTTTCATTGCGTTTATTTTTAATAATCTTGTATTCATTAGTGTATTGTCTCCTTTTTCTTATCCCAAGGCATTTTAATTTTTTCACCTTTTTGTTCTTTTATTAAGTCTTCTTTTGTTCTAACTTCTACTTGCATGTCTGTTGGTGGATCTACCATTTGGTCTTTCATCCAATCATCAAACATAATTTTTTCAAACATCATAGAAATAAAATCAAGTTGACCTTCTTTAAATCTAGCTTTCAACACACCCCAAAATAATAAAAACATTAATACTTCAGTTGGTGCAATCGCTCCTCTATCTTTTTGTTTCTTTTGTAAGATGTCTCCTCTGTCCATAAAAAGTTTCATGGCTTTATAAAAATCTCTTTGATATTCAAAAAACAATTTATCTTCTTTAGACAAAGTACCTCTTTTCTTTTTATTCATGACACAAATACCATATAGCCTATGAAGGCTAGGAATAGCATCAATGTTTTTGGAAACACCAATAAAAATAATAGTCCTAAAGTTCCTACATCGCTTTTATGTTTTTTGTATCCTTCTACTGCATCGTTCATTAGTTTGTCCTTTGTTCGTTGTTCCTGTTTTTTAGTTCGTCCAACACTAATCTTCTAGCAATGTGTTCTGGAATGAGTCTAAACATAAAACCACTCCACTCCATATTTACATTAGCAATTCGATTAATTGGATCTAATAGCTCTGGGCTGTTTTCATTTAAGGGATTACCCAAAGCATCTTTATCGTACATTCTATTTAGAATGTCATCAATTTTAGCTTTTGCTTCTTCCCATGCTTTACTTTTTGTCATATCTTATCTAGATATAATTTGTAAATAACAATGTCAAGTGCTAAAATACTTAATGTTCATTTCTACAATATCAGGTTGGGTTTTAATTGGTATGATGTGTGTCGTGGATCTATCCGATTCGCTTGGTCAAAAGTGCGTAAACTTTTGGGACAGCCCAATGGTATATCATAAAACGCTTGAAGAATGTAAAAAAGCTGCTAATACTAAAGCTCAAAAAATCAAAAATAAAATGGACGAAAATAAAATACCCATCTTAACAATGCAAATTTCTTGTTTTCATACAGATCCTGTCAAGCCCGATGGAAGTCTTGAAAAAGGGCTAGATATACACTATAATATCTTATGAAGACATATCGTATCCAAGTCAGATATGCTGGAAAGTACTGGGATAACACAATCTCAGCAGCAGACGTAGATGCGGCGGGTATGGACTTCGTTAATAAAGTTAAAGCGGGGTCGTTACATCCTGTAGGTGATGAGCCAATGTACAGGCCTGATTACTGCTTTATAACATACGAGGAGGTAGCTGATGTTACAACCCAACAAACTGTTCGCCAAGAAGCTTGAGCTTGAAAATAAGTGGAATAGATCTTTCTTAGAAAACGGCGGATATGTAACTGTAGAGATGGCTTCAATACAAGATCAATTGAAAACAGTTGTCAGACAGTTAAAAGAAGATAGCGTTAGATATGCTAACATTAATATGAAGAATGGTGAAAACCACTCTTTTGCTGGATAATTAAGGTTCTAGCAATACTCTGCACGAGTCTATTAGTGCACTTAACTTTGAATCATTAAAAATGAACTCAAAGTCACGAACTTCTTCGCCCTTTTTTATTTTTTCCCACACTAATTTATTTATTCGAGATAAAAATTTTTCTTCATTAGTATTCATTGCTTCATAACAAATACAATGATCGTATTCTTTGCTCATGAGAGTTAAGGTATGGTTACCACTAACACACCATTTATCAAATGCACGAATAACAGGGGGATTTAAAAATCCATTCTTGTCTATATCTTTTTGGATTAATTGTTTGTGTTCGTTGTGCGTGGGATGTGTTTTAATTTCATTTATTGAAAATACTTTGATTCGTTTAGCTATAAGTTGGTACTTGGGCCAAGCAATTTTTTTATCAAACATTATGTAGCTTCTCCCCAATCATCACCTAAAGCTTTGTCTACTTTGGATGGTACCACTAGATCTACTGCAGGATTATTAACCATGGCCTTTTCTATACCTGCTTCATCTTCTTCTGTTTCTACACTAAAACATAACTCATCGTGAATCTGTAGCATAGGTACGTGACCGTGCTTATCACAATTAATCATCGCTGCTTTAACCTGGTCAGCTGCACTACCTTGTATTAATCTGTTTAATGCTTTGTATGTAAAAGCTCTCTTAGCAGAATTTAAACTACCATACTCTGCAATATATTCTTTTTCAGTCATAGCTTTATGTAAACCAAAAGACTTTGGTTCCCATTTATCAAATCTACACTTACGACCTAATAAAGTTTTAATTGATCCAGACTTCTCTGCTTGCTGCATTACTCTGTTTGCTAATTGTTTAACAAAAGGTACCTTGGCATCATATTCTTTTAACAATGCTTTAGCTTCTTCGAATGATATACCTAATTGTTTAGATAATTTTCCAGAACCCATACCATAAAATATTCCTAAGTTAATAGTTTTAGCCTGTGATCTTGGTATTCCAGCCATTGATGCTACGGTCTGATGAAAGTCCGCGTCATCATTTTGATAGGCATCTATAAGTTGTTGTGATCCTTGTAAACCACCTAGTGCTTTATCTGTTGTGGCTGCGTAATGTACAACAAGTCTTGGTTCTTGCTGTGAATAGTCAAAACTTCCCCACTTGCATCCTTTTTCTGGTAAGAAGAGGCCTCTAATAAGTCTGCCATACTCCTTGCTCCTGGCAGGTACTTGTTGAAGATTAGGATTAGCCATAGAGAGACGGCCAGAGACAGTCCCACCCATGTCAGAGCGAAGTTGATTAATTTCTGCATGTATTCTACCTTTGTGTTCGTATTTTAATATGGAGTCAATAAACGTTGAATGTAATTTATTTATTTCTCTGGCGTCCTTTATATACCTTGCAAGGGGGTGATTGCAATTCTCCAACCAATTAGTTGTAAAAGAAGGTGCCTTAGATTTTTCAGTAACATCATACTTAATTTTTTGTTGGTCAAAAGCTTTAGCCACTGATCGTGCTGCCCATATCTCGACATCTTGGCCTGTTAAACCTTTGATCTTCTTCATTAATTCTAATTCTTTAGCTAATAAAGTCTTCTTCAAAGTCTCCGCTTTATCTATATCTACTCTTATACCTGTCTCTCTCATACCTATAAGTATAGGCAATAGCTCCATTTCTAGTTGCCAAACATTTAATAAATTTTCTTTTACTAATGTAGGCTTGAAGTAATTCCATAATTTTAGAGTAAGTGCAGCATCTTGTTCTGCGTAAAAACCCACGTCCATAGCGGGTAATTTCCATAATTCAGCTTTAGCATCTAAACCTCTTTGAGCCGCAGCTTCTTTTAACTCGTCCTCTGCTTTAATTTCTCCAAGGTAATCAAAACCTAATGCATTCAATGAATAACTAAATCTATTTTCATCAATCAATGCTGCAGCAATCATGGTATCAATAATCCTACCTTTAACTTCCCAACCCTGTGCTCTAATCCAACCTAAATCGTATTGTGCATTGTGAAATATTTTATCTGCATTTGTTTTTAAAACTGATTGAAACCATGCAATAACTTTACCTCTAGGTAAATTACCACCACCTTGATGATTAATAGGATAGTATCCTTTAAATGAACCTGCAGCCACTGCAATTCCTACAATTTCTCCATCATGTCTAGCCCAGCCTGTGCCAAGTTTTTTCATGTTTTCGTCTCTAGTCTCTAAGTCGATGGCTATTTCAGATTCTTCAGATAAATCTGGAAACTCACTTGGTGTTACCCATTCAGTATTTTTCATGATTACACTAATTTGATACGACATTTATTTTTTCTTCTTTGCATTAGTATCCCTCATTTTTTTTATTTCTAGTTCACAATAATGTTTAATTTTTTCTAAATCTTCTATACCATTCTTGTTTAAATATCTACAAACATATTTCACAACGTTACCTTGAAAGAATGACAAATTATTTTTAGATATAAATTCATAAGGTTGAATTGTAAAGTCTTTGTAGTGATTCCCGCCAATCTGTTTATCTTGTGGAAATGCTTCATCAAACATATTTTTAGTTGTCATATTCTATATCTCCCGTTTCCTATTGCTGTTAATGGCATGTGATGTCCATATGGTTTATTTGGTTGAATTATATGCACACCTTTTTTAGCTCTTGTTACAGCTACATACCAAACTCTTAATTCGGCGTCTCTTTCTCTACTATTTTTATCTTGTAAAGTACATATTTTAGGACATTGTTCCCAAATAACTACGTGATCCGCCTCTTTTCCCTTCACTTGATGAATCTTATCAATAGTAATTTTAGGTACACTATCGGACTTAACTCCTCTTTCAAGTAATTTATTTATATAATTTTTATTGTGAATGTCTATATCTAATGCCGTTGTCCATGATCCCTGTTCCTCTTGTAGTCCACAGTTAAGATGTAAATATCGATAGTTAAACTTATCTTTAGTTATCTTTGACCATCTCTTGTTATCTGTTTTTCTCCAACCATGTTGTATGTTTCTAATATAAGAATAAACCAATCCAACTTCCTGAATACCAATCTCTTCATCTTTCATTAACTTATCCCATATCTCAATAGCTTTCCAATGGGTAGCATTTACAGATGGATAACCAGATGATGTCTTAAAGAATAGTCCCATATCTTTAGCATAAGCTCTTAACTCTTTTAGTTCTGTTAAGGTCCTAGCTAATACCATCCAGGTATCATCTATATGCTCATTAAAGTTTATATGTTTTAAAGTAAAGTTGTTTGTTTGTATGTAACCTTTAGAACCTGTAGCAATATAATTTTTTGGTTGTCTTAGTTGTATCTGGTCAGTTATGTTTTTAGAAAACTCTAAAATTTTTGATGGTAGTCTTCTAGATTTATGTAATACTTTAGTTCTTCCTGGAAAGTTTAAAAACTCCTCAACACTTGCACCGTTCCATTCATGAATAGCTTGATCATCATCACCTGCAATAATAACTGTGTCTGCTTTACTAGCCATTAAATATACAAAATCCCACTGTAAGGGTGTTAAATCTTGTGCTTCATCTACTATAAAATAATCTACCTTGAATGAATAATCTTTAATTAAAAAGTCTTCAATCATGTCTGTAAAGTCCATAAAGAAACCTTCTTTAAACTTAACCCAGTTGTCCACTATGTCTACTAAATCTCCCCAGTGAGGTGTTTTATTCATAGAATTATCAGCATCGTAAGCTTCTTTCAAAGTTAATTTGCAATTTCTAGCTCTCTCGTATATCTCAATAGGGTAATTTTTAATAGCAACCTTACCATCTTCATCCTTACCTACTTTTAATTGAACTTCTTCTCCTCTTTCTAAATAACTAAATGCAGGTAAATGTTTATTCTCATCTATAATTTCTAATGAAGAATCTCTTGTCCTGGACAAACACATTGCATGAATTGTTTTAAATAACTCAAATGAATCTTCTTTGTATTTATTTGGAAAAGCTTTTAATATTCTATCCATACCTTCCTTAGCTGCAGCTCTAGTAAAAGAACAGTATGCAATATATTCTGGTACCTTATGTAATTTACCAATACCGTATTTGATTATGTTTAATAAAGTGTGCGTTTTACCTGTACCTGGAGGACCATAGATCTTCCATGTTTTATTTTTTATCTTTTGTACCGCATCAAAATCATTTCTAATTGCATCAGCTGCATTCGGTTTATTCGTTTGTACTAAACTCATTATCTCCCATCTGTTGTTTAAAGTTATTTATCTTTTGTCCGTTATCTCTTTTTTCTATTTCAGACAGTATTACAGATGAGTAACATCTTTTTGTATAACCTTGGTAACCCTTATGTAATTGTATAATTCTTTTACTTGTATCTTTTTTATCTGGATGTTTAGCTTTTTCTTCTTCACACATTCTAGCTAACATCTCACCTAAAGTTACTTCATAAGATTTATTGTATTTACTTTTTGCATAATGTTTAAATGAAGTAGCATTCCAAAAATATCTTTTCAGCTTGTCACATCTATAAACGTAACCATAATCTATTTGAGTAATATCGTTTGCACCTTTTTTCTCATCAATAAAAGAATGTAGGATTGTACTAAATTCAGATAATCTCTCTTCACCTTCATTGTAAGAATCAATAACTTTCATATCCTTAAACCAATTGTCTTTCATGTCTTGAAACTCATCGGGTTCAATCCACGTCCATTTAATTTGTTCTTCCCAACATCTTTTTGCTATTTGATTTTGTGTCCAAAGTTGATCTGTAGTCATTGATATAATTACTTCATCACCTTGTTCGTTTACCATTGTAAGTAAATGTCTTCTAGGATTAGTCATAATCATTCTATAGTCTGTAACCATTACAGATTTTTCTACTAAACCAAACTTACGAGTTCTACACGCAACCTTATCACATCGACCTAAGTCAGCTATTTGTCTACAGTTATTTCTTACGTAGTAAATATCATTCTCATCTTTTCTATCTGCTTCATCTCTTGTTTTCATAACCTGAGATACTTTTTTAGCAAATTGGTTTTTGTCAAATCCTTCTTCAGAAGCAAAGAACTTAGTTACAAAGTTATCCATCTCTTCTCTAATCTTGTCCTCATCATTACCGTGCATTTTTCTAGCAACACATCCAAACTGTAAAAGAGCTTTATCTCTTTCACCTTCATGAACTTTGTTTTCAAAATAATAATCCATACATGGTGGATAGTCAGAAACTTTTTTGATACCAATTGATTCTAATTCTTTTAATGTAACTCTAGTAATCTTCATCTTTAGAAATTCTTCTAAAGGTATTAAATCTTTTATATTGTAATTTCGTATGGCCCAACGTTTTGTTTCTTCGTCCTTGTGATTAAAATAAGGTGTATTAATCTGATTACCTGTACCATCTGAGTTAAGTTTAGTTTGTACTGGAAATATATCTATTGTATTTTTAGGTCTTCCAAGTTTTAAAGATAACGCAGTAAGCCTTCTTTTTATTTCTTTGGCAGGTGCAGAGCCATCTATGAATAAATACGCGTGTACGCCTCCCGATTTCGATCTAAACGGTACTAATGGGAGGTTCCAACCTCTCATTTTATCTAGTACTTCGTTAGCTTCCTCTTCTGATTTAATTTGATCTACATCAATAACACCAAAACTAACGGTGCTATCTTCTCTAATTGGTACAATACCAATTGATTGAATTCCGTTTACGTGGTCTGACCACATCTTAGATTCATCCCCATTTGCAGGGAATGATTCCCAATCGTATCTGCCTTCGACTTTGCCGTCGGCACGCTTCAAGCCCGAAGGCTTGAAGGTACCATAACGTTTTTTAGATCCATCGAATAGTTCTGAAAATCTACTTAGATCCATATTTAGTATGGAGTAGTCTCAGATGCTATTTCTTTTGGAGCTTCCTCTTCCCCATGCTTCACATTAACTTCACCTTGTTTACAAGTGTTATAGAAGTCTTGTGCTGCAGTAAGTAGAGTTTGATTTGATACATTCTTATCATAATCAATGTCCCAACCGTACCATGAACCTAAACTATTTTTTTCTAAAATAGTTCTAAGTTTATAGATTTGAGCAAATGAAGGTGGTTGAAAGAAACCATTCTTACCTTTTACTCTTTGAGTCATGATCATAGAGTTCCATTTTCTAGACTTCTTTCTCTGTGTAGCTTTCATTGTAATCAAAGCTGTTTCAGTTGGTTGATCATTCTCATCAACTAACAACACATAGTGAGAAGCCGTCTCTTCGATATAATTACCGTTAGCTAATCTATCTTTTCTATCTGGCCCTCTAGTTGTTTTACCAGCAATGTCAAAAGTTGCATCGTAAATATTTACGGGTGCACCACTTCCCTCTTGACCTCTGTCTTTCCACTCTAAGTATTCAAGTTTATAGAAACAAGGAATTACTCTTATACCTTGTTGTCCATCAAAACATTGATCGGATACTGAGTTGTATATCATACCAGGTCTAGCTTCTGCTATGAATTTAGAATCACCTTGTGTTACTTGCGGTGATAGTTGAGATAGGATTTTTAAAAATGGAAGTTGCAAATCTCTTTGCCCTACATTTTCTGTACCCATACCTGCTAGATTTTCTAGTGATGAAACATCCATAGACAATGGTGTTTCTTTTTTCTTAGCGATCGCATTTGATTTTTCAATCATAGTTATTACTCCTTCGTTGTTATTTTGGTTTTGTTCGCTATATATACGCCGAATAAATCGGATGGAACACTAACTCCTTTTTTAAGCTCATCAGTTACGAAAGCTTTCAAAGTCATCGGTTCTACCTTTTCGACTTGGTTCACATTGTATCCTTTGTTTTTTAATTCGTCAACCAAAGATTTTGCTTCGTTATCTTGGCTACGACCAAATGTTAAAGATACATTGTTTTTAATTAGATCCCCATGTCCGTTGTCCCTGAGCCATTGGAATGCCTCATCGACTCTGTCTTTAGGAATCTTGGCTGCATAGAAAGGTTTGATTTCTATTTTCTCACCTGTTCTTAAGCCTATGTTACTATAACCCAACTCACTCATCTTGTTAGGAATTTTTTCTTCGGAGAGCTGTCGTTCTTTTTCTTTAGCCGTTTTCAACTGTTCCTCTAGAGTGCTAACGACTTCTCGTTGCTCTAGCAATTCCTTACAAAGAGATGAAAGGGTATCTAGTTCTTTATCATCAACCTTCATTGAGACTGATATTTGTTCTAGATCCATCGATCCTCCTTATTTAGTTGATTCGTTTTTAATCTTTTAAATATTAATTGTCAAATATTTTTTTATCCTATAAACAATATTATTGACAACTTAACCAGAGATATTACATCTGTGCTATATGAACAAAAAAATAGAAAAGTCTGAAGTTGATCTTCAGCACGAAAAAGTGTTTCTGCGTGATGCTAAACATTTTTTTGATATGCATCAAGCAAATGCAATACTAGATACTTTAGAATCTAATTTACCTAGTTTAAATTTGTATGAGTTAACACAGGTAACTGCTAGTGAATTATTAAATATGTTAGGTGGTTCTAAAGCTAGAACTGTTCTAAACTGTATGAAAGCATGGCATGTAAAACCTAAAAATTATATTGAACCTTCTGACATAATGCACTATGATAACACAGGTCAATATTATTACTATGTAGATGGTGAAAGATATTACCCAACACAATAAAGGAAAAACTAATAATGAACAAATATAAATTTAAAACTGAACCATTTGACCACCAACGTAAAGCTCTGGATCTATCATGGAATAAGAAAAACTATGCATACTTTATGGAGATGGGTACAGGTAAAACAAAAGTTGCAATTGATAACATTGGTATACTCAAACTACAAAATGAATTAGATATAGTAATTATCGCTGCACCTAAATCTGTTTATATCAATTGGGAAACTGAAATTGAAACACATTTATCTGATCAAGTTCCTTATAAAATATTTGCCTGGCAAAGAGATAAAAAACCTATTGATGATGCAATCTTAGATGGAAAGCTAGGTATATATTTAATTAACATAGAAGCTCTCTCACATAAAAGTGGTGTTAAGTTTGTTAAAGAATTATTGTTACGTTACAGAAACAGTATGTTTATAATAGATGAATCAACCACAATAAAGAACCAAGGAGCGATGCGTACAAAATCAGTTTTAAAAATAGCCCCACAATCCAAATACAGGAGAATACTAACAGGATCACCAGTAACAAAGTCACCATTGGATCTCTATACACAATGTGGTTTCCTAAGTCCAGAACTTTTAGGCTTTAGTAGTTATTATAGTTTTAGAGCTAGATATGCTGTTATGGATCAAATTAGAGTAGGTAATGATCGTTATATATTTGCACCTAAATATTACACTAATCTAGATGAACTAGAGGCTAAGTTAGCTGAGTTTTCATATCGTGTTAGAAAAGATGATTGCTTGCAGTTACCTAAAAAGAACAGATATATCAGAACAGTTGATCTAACCGCAGAACAACAGAAAACTTATGATGAACTGAAACAAAGAGCTCTGGCTATTATTGAAGATGACCAAATAAGCTTCAACAACAAACTAACTGAATTACTTAGATTACATCAAGTAACTTGTGGGTTTGTTAAAGGAGATAGTGGTGTAGTTCGTGAGTTTAAAAAGTGTCCTAAAACAGAAGAGCTAATGAATATCATAGATGAAACAGATAGTAAGATTATCATATGGGCCAACTACGTGTATAATATCAAAAACATTATGAAAAAGTTGGAGGCTAAGTATGGTAAAGGCAGCACTGTGGCTATTTTTGGTGAGGTATCCAGGGAAGATCGTCAAGCAGCAGTCAAATCTTTTCAAGAAGATCCTAACTGCAGGTTCTTTGTTGGTAATCCTACCACTGGTGGTTTTGGTCTTACTCTTACCGCTGCTAGTTATGTGGTATACTTTAGTAATACTTTCAACTTGGAAGTCAGACAACAAAGTGAAGACAGAGCTCATAGAATCGGTCAAAAATCTGATGTTACTTATATCGATTTACTCGCAGAAAAAACTGTAGATCATTACATCTTAAGAGCTTTACAAAGTAAAATTAAGTTGTCTGCTAAAACTTTAGGTGAGGATGTTAGAGCTTTTCTCTGTTAAATTGCTCTACTCTTTTAATCCATTTATCTTTATATCTATTTAGATCGTCTTTATCTAACATAAATTCTTGATACTGTAAGTCTTTAGTACAGATACAAATTAATCCTTTATCAATTGGGCCATGATTTTTTTCATGTGCTAATGCATATGCAGCTATTTGATAATAGTAATCTTCTACATATTCTCTTTTCTTTAACTTGTTAGATTGTTTAAAGTCTATAATGGTAGGCTTATCTCCGTGTATTCCTACAAGGTCAGTTGCACCTGCGTAAAGTTCTTCGTAATATAAAGATACTTCATTACCATAAACTACATTTAGTGCACCTAAGTTTTCTACAATCTTATGTGCCATCAATCTAGCTTTAGCACCTTTCTCTGTTAAGTTTATATAACCTTTGCCTTCAATATAATTCTCTAATACATAATGCATTTCAGTACCACGTGTGGCTGCATCTATCATAGTTTTTCTTGCTACTTCTTCGCCAACTCTATCTCTCCATCTTTGCAAACCTTCCATATCTTCTTTTGATTTAGTTGCAGATAATATTGTAGTGACTGAAGGAATTTTTTTGTCGTCAACATTGTATGTCCGTTGTCCGCTAATCTCGTCTTCTTGTCTGGTAAACTTTCTATAGTTGTATTTATTACGATCCCAGGCAAAACCTGTTATCTCAAATCCGTTACTTGTTTTGATGATTTTCATAAAAATCTAGGGGTATCCTAGTATCAAAAAGATGTCAAACGTTAATTCTGGAGCTTCTCAGGAGGTTTTTTTAAAGGTCAAACAGTGCTTTTGACGCTATAAATGCTAAACCAGCAATTATAAGACCTAGTATCCAATCTATCTTAGAAGATGTTTTTTCTATGTCTTTGTGAGTATGTTCGGCTTGTTTTTTAATGTGAAAGATTTCTCTCTTTACACCTTTGACTTGACCTTCAAGATCAAGAATATGTTCTCTAGTAGTTTTAGGCTCCATTGAATTCATCCTCGAGTGGCCGTTCAAAATCTTTGCATTCAGTGCATCTGCATTTTTTACATTCGACTGTTTGAACTCCGTTGATTTCATCTTTTAAAACCTCTCCACAATGTGCTTCGTTTCCACAATCGTTGCATATCATTTTAACTCTCCGCTATACTCTGACCTGTTACGTCAAATGGAAATAGTTTAGCATACTTATTCGCTCTAACCTGTGGTGCTTCTATAGTATTAACTTTAGGTGCTTGTAGTGTCGGTATACCTTCAGCTCCTGGAATAGCTGCTTGTTGCTGTTCTTCACCTTCTTCAGGCTCTAAACCATAATCTACATTTACTGCTTTTATGTCTGCCTCTTGACCCATTTCATAACCTTTACCAAATTGATCAGCTTCTGCTAGTAATTCAGTTGGTATCTTGTCTGCTAATTCTCTTTCAGGAAACATTCTTTTCTTTTCATTGTCTGGAAGATTTTCATATTTAAAACCTCTTTTAGGTATCTTTGTAGAAACACCTTGAAGTCTATTTATAATTTCTTCTGGATTAATATTCTTTGGATCTACTTTAGGTATATCATTATCTTCTTCATGCAGATAATTCATAAATCTAGCAAATGCTCTTGATTCTGTTTCACCATATGTTGTTGGTATACCTCTTGTTTTCTTTAAACCTACCATACCTTTAGCTGCTTTTAATCTTTCTTCGGGCCCCAATGCATCCATCATGTATCTAATTGATGTAGGGTTAGTTAAAACACTACCAATTTTTAATCCAGCTGCTAACATAATAACTGGTGCTAAGGGATTAGCTGCAAATAAAGTTCCACCCATTACCACACCACCAAGTGCTGAACCAAATCCACCTAGTGTAATACGTCTTTGTAAGAATGCAGACGGTTCTGAAATAGGTACTTCAGATATAGCTTTAGCATATTTAATAAAGTCATCTAAATCTTTTAAAGCTTTAGCACCTTTTTCTCCACCACCATAAGCTTCTTTTAACATTTCTCTTCTTTGAATAGCTTTAGATCCTGTTAGACCTAAGTTTCTTGCAAAAGCATCTGCATCAAATTCTGCAAAATCACCTTTACCAAATGTAACTTCAATAGCTTCATCCCCTGCACCTGATGTAATATCTTTTACTGTAGTTCCGTATGCAGCTTCTAAATCGTCCATACCACCTCTTTGTAAAACATCACTAATCATTTTACTTCTAGGACTTTCATTCATTTGTTTTTTAACATAATTAAATACTGATGAATCACTAATACCTTTTTCACTAAATGCACCTAAATAAGAATCATACATGTATCTAGAAAAAGCTCTATTAAACATTTCTTTACCGCCAGCATCTTGACCGTATAAAAACTTTAATTGTTTTACAGCTATCGGACTACCTTGTCTAAAGGTAGATTTTTCTACTGCTTCAAACATTAAGTCAGCTGGAATAGATTCTCTACCAGATATTCCTAATAGTTGTTTATTTGTAAATAAGGATCTGTCTCCTGCTTTAATAGCTTGTGCTACTGAGCTATATTCAAAAGGTCTAAGTAATCTTGCGAACTGTGTGTTAGCTAATTTTAATTCATCATTTAAACTTTGTGCTGCTTTGTATCTTAAATCTAATAAGTTATCTGCCGCTTTCTGTCCTGATACTTGTACTGTTGCATCATACTCAGCTTTAAGTGCTGCATCTTTTAACATGTCATCTTTAGTTAATAATGGAATAGATTGTGCAAAGTCGTTATCTAAAGATTCTTTTAAACCTAAAACCATTTCTCTTGGTAATTTTAAATTAGTTTGTTGATAAGCTTTAGTTGCTATTTTTTGTAAACCAACATATTCTTTAATAGTCATTGGCTTGTTTTGTCTGATAGCTAAGTTAGCAAACAGTTGTACTAATGGATCAGCTCTATCAGATAAATCACCGATTAATGTTTTATCTAATGCTTCATCTGCTAATCGTTCTGCACCTGTTGCAAGTTCTTCTCTATAACCTCTTTGAATCATACCAGTATACTTACCGATTAAAGGTATCTCTTGACCAAAATCATTTGCTATTTGTTGTGCAAACTCTTGTGTTTTATTTAATTGTACAATTGCAGGGTTACCAACATCTGCTACTTTAGCATCAAAAGCTTTGTAACCATCGGATATTAATTCACCATATTTTTGAAAGTTTTCTCTAAATGCATTTAATGATCCTACACCTAACATTGAAGTTTTAGTAATAGGTGCAATGTTTAATATATCGTCTAAGTAAGCTGTTGTTCCCGCTCTTTCAGCCGCTGCTATCGCTTTCTCTCCAACAGGTGCTATGAATGGAAACAGACCAATTGTTTTAAAATATGTTTTACCTAAGTTTGCAAGGATTGCTCCTTTTTGTTCTTTAGACATTGTAGCTAATAAAGGTAATGGTAAACCTTTCTTTTGTGCATACTCAGATAGTTCTCTAGCTTTATCTCCTTTTAAACCAAATAATCTTCTACCACCTTTACCCAATATACCTAAGATAGGCATCATTGCTGTTCCTGCAGCTCCCCACATTAATGAATTCTTCATTGCTTCTACTGCTGAAGCTACTGTATCTGTTTTAACTTCTTGTTCTGGCATATCAGCTAAATCATTATTGATCGCCACTGCTAAATCTTTTCCTACTGTTTGATTAACTAAATCATAACCTACTGTACCTGCACCAGCTCCTATTGCTCCACCTGCTAAAGACTGTGCTTCAGTTGCAATCAAAGGTTTCATTCTTGCACTAGTTACAGAATCAACTGATTTTCCCATTCTATATAATAATGGTTTTGTAAATTTAAAAAACTTACCTATTCTTGGAATCTTTTCTAATTGATTAGCTAAACCAATAGCTGCTTTTGCAAATTGTTTACTTTGTGCAGCTTTAGGCATTGATAAAGATTGAACAAGTGCTTTGTTATTTCTTATGTAAGGTAGTAAAGAACCTGTTAAATCACCGATTAATTCTGACCCTGCTCTTGTAGGTATTAAACCAGTGAGCTCTCCTTGAAATATTGATTTATCTTGTAATGCATATCCTAATGGATCTTTAGCAAATTCTTTTTCTTTTGATATTTGTTGTGCAGTTCCTTCAAACTCAGTAACGATGTCTTTCATTCGTGGGCCTTGGATGACACCTTGTTGTAACATACTATCTATTACACTTAACTGATCAGGCGAGTACTCTCTAGGATTAAAAGACTTGCTGTTAATTTGCTCTTGAATTTTATCCTTAATAGACATTATTTAAAACCTTTGCTTCTTAAGAAGTCATCTAGCTCCTTACCTTTTAATTTACTAAAATCTGTTTGATCTTGATCAGATATTAAACCAAAAGTAATTTTAGCTCCTGGTTGTTGGTAGAATCTTGTAGCAAATTGATAATCATCAATACCATATTCTCTAACGTTTTCTTTATACGTATCCATTTTCTCATCAAGAATACTAATTAGTGCTTCCATTCTATCTTGTACTTGTTCTCCAGATATTGTTGCACCCATTGTAATTACAAGATCGTTAATCAAGTTTAAGTCAACGTTTGTTAATCTGTCTTTTTGTTTAAATGCATTAGCTAAGAAATATCTTAGAGTTGTTTCTGTTAATCCTAATTGTTGTAAACGTTTTTTAGTTGTAGCATCTGCATTGTTAAATATGTTTGAAGACTGTTTAGTAATATTATTCCAAGTATCTTCAGCTTGTTTTTTAGCATCGCCTGTTAGCACGTTACCATTTACATCTGTAAAAGTAGTTCCTTTTACATCCGCTTTACTCATAGCTTCAAAGTAACCTTTACCTGCTCCAATGATTCTATCAAATAATTTTTTAGAGAAACCAGAAGTACCAAGTAATGCAGTGTCAGTATTTTTAACAAATTCAGCTAAAGACCTTGCAGTAGCTACGTTACTATAAGCACTTAAAGCATCTACTACATCAGTTGCTTTTGATGCATTGTAGGTTCTAAAACCTGAAGCAATATTTTGATCATCTACTAAAATTTTACTACCATCACCAAACACTCTATAAGTTTCTAAAGTCTTTTTATCTCTAATTGCAGGCACTGCTCTAACTACTCCATCTTCTACGATTCTAACCATTCCTCTTTCATTTTCTTCTTTACCTTTAGCATCTAATAAAAGTTTCATTTGTTTGTAAGCATTTTCATCTTCTTTTAATCTGTATGCTGCTAATAAATCTACAGCAGGATTTAGTGCTTGTCCTACTACTTCACCAAAGTTACCCTTACCTGATAATAGTCCCGCTGCAAACTTAAGCATAAACATATTACCTGCAGTTGTTCTTGAAAAATCTCCTAGTTTATCGAATATAGATTTACCTGGTATTTTTGCATCGATACCTGTTATTTTTGTATTAAGTTTTATAGGGTTATTTAAATCTGTTGGAGTATTAGCTGAGTCACTAATATTACCTTCTAACGTTTTATTGTCAGGTACATCACCACCTGGTTTATTTGTTCCACCAGAAGGAGCTTCTCCACCTGGTTCAATGTCCGTTTTTCCTTGATCTTTTTTCTGTAACTGAGCTATCTCACCTTTTGTTTCTAAATCTGATTTAGTCATAGGTGCTTCATCTTTTACGTCAAGTTTAGAGCCTGGTACACTAGATCTTAGTGCATCTATTTGTTCACTAGTCATTGAATTAAACATATCATCTGGTGACATAAATGTTTTAGATTCTTCTTGTGCTTTTTCTGCAGCTGCTTTGTAATCAGGATAATTAGCTCTTAAATAATCTTCTAGTTTTTTCATACCATAACCAGCACCACCAACAGCAATTGTTGCTAGACCCGCTGGGCTCATCATAGCTCTTTGACCTGCTGCTCTAATCATTGCAGGGGCACCAGGCACTCTTAATACTTGTCCAATACCTCTTTTAAGCATGTTAGGACTTTTTAATAATTTATTAGACGCTGCTCTAGCACCTTCTGATGTAAGTAATGTTGCAAAACCAGTTTCACCCATGCCTAAAGCTTTATCAACAGGATTTAAACCTGTCTTCGATAATCCTTGTTCAACTGCAATTGCTGCAGGAGTTGTTTTAGCAAGACCTGTTATACCTCTTCCAACAGTTTGTGCACCTCTCATATATGTTTTTGGATCTATAGCAGCTTGACCAAATTTTTTTATAGCTTCTACATTTTTCTGCATACCTTCAGGAGTACCAACTCCTGGAATTCTTGAAGCAAAATTAAAAAAGGTTTGACCCATTCTTGTACCTAATCCTGGTTTTTTATAAACCGTTGGCATGTACTCTGTTTTAATTACATTACCAAATCTATCGACAACCATTCTTCGACCGTCTTTAACTACAATTCTATTACCTGGTTGATTTTCAATTGGACTAACACCTTGAGATTCGTTAGTTAAGAAAGGACCATAAGGAGATACACCATAACTGCCTGCACCTCTATTATATCTTTTAGGCTGTAGTTTACCTGTACGTAAAGCTACGTGCCTGAACATCTTTCTGTTTAGTACTGGATCGTCCACTCAGGCCTCCTAACTTTGAACTATTGTTTTAGGTTGTGATGCTGCATACGCTTGATAAGCAGCAATACCTGTTCCTACTGTTTGAGCTAATGGGTTTACTGTTGGTGTTGTAGCTGCAGTAATACCCGACTGTGAAGTAGGGCCCGCTGCGTATATGTTTTTAATAAACTCAGCTCTTTGGAAAGGTTCATAAGCTCTTTGTAATTCAGTAGCTCTAGCCGCATCTAATTGTTGTTGCTGTAACTGTCTTTGTGCTCCACCTGCCATTAACTGACTTTGAATATCAGCTTGTTGCATAGCTTGTTGAGATTGACCCGCAGCACCTAAAGCTTGACCAGCTTGTAGTTGAGCTTGTTGCTGTTGTTGAGCAGCACCTAATGCTGTTTGGAATCCTGAAGCTTGTGCTTGACCAATTAAACCTAGTCTAGCTCTTTCTTGTTCTGCTAACTGAACACCTTCTCTTCCACCACCAAAAGCACCCGCTTGTACGGCTTGTCCTTGTGTTCTAGTCATCCCTTGAGCAGCTTGTCTATTAATTTCATCTAATACATAGTTTTGATATGGATTGAAAAATTGTGAAATGTTTGGTGCACCTGCAGCTTGTTGTAAAGCAGTAATTCCAGCCTGTTGTGTTGCTGCACCTACCCCTGTAGTTCCTGCTTGTTGAAAAGCAGCTTGTTCAAGGCCCGTTGGCCCTGCTACCTGAACTTGAGGTATGTTAACAGGTTGCTGACCTAAAGTAAGACCAATATCCATCAAGCCTAGTTTACGTTCTTCAATACCTGGTGCTTCTCTAACTATTTGTGTTTGTACTGCGGGAGCTGATCCGCCTCCACCACCACCTGATGACATATTAGTTTCCTCCTATAAATTTATCCATTTGAACATGAGTAAACTCATATCCCAATGGTTTTAATATTCTTTTCCAACCTGGTCTTCCGTAGATTTCAATTTTCTTACATCCATACTCATCATGTGCCCACTTTTCAAAGTGTTTAACTTGATCATACCATAAAGGTAAATCATGTCCTGTAGCCATCCTAACAGTGCCTATATTATAGTTAGGATGTTGTACAACCTGAGTTATACAAACACCATGAATGTCATCTTTGTTATCTACTATGACCCATAGTTGTTCTATACCATTCTTACAATTTTCTTTGACGTGTTGGTTGTCTCTAAAATTGTGGTTTCGATCTAATGCGTCTTGAACTCTATCTTTAACAAGTGCCCAAACTCTATCTATTTCTTCAGCTTTAAACTGAATTAGATGCATTAATTAGCCTCTTGTTTTTTCTTTCGCAAAAGATCAAAAATTCTTTTATACTTAGCTTGTTGTTCATAAAAATATTTAGCACCTTTTTTTCTCATCTCTTCCATGTTACCTGGATTTGCACCTGCTAATATTCCTGCTCCTAACACGCCATCTGCTCTAGTTACAAATTCACCATCTGCAAGTTGAGCTAAAACTGTATCTTCATCTTTGTCAGCTAAGTCTGACATATCTACTATATGACCATTTGCTCTAACATAATTGTTAGCGTCGTTTTCATCGTAGTTCATTTTACTTGGTAGTACTTGACCACCTGCATTGTATTTTTGAATTCCTTTTAATGTAGCTAATCCACCTGTGCTAGCACTAATTAATTGTTTACCTACTGCATATGGCATAGGAGCTTGATCCCCTCTTCTATATACTTCTTCTGGTGGTACATAGTCTTCAGCACCTTCTATACCTACTGCTGTCATTTGTCCTTGATCATCGTATTCACCCACTTTAAAAGATGTTGGACCTACTTGAGAATAAATATCTGGGTTTGCATAAGCTAGGTTAGCACCATAGAACATAGTTTCTTTTGGAGCCTTAGCTGCATCTGCATATGATTTATAAATTGCCGCTGCAGGTATTCCATACTTTAAAACATCTCCACCTGTAACTGTTTTACCAAACACATCAAACAAAGGTTTTTTTAAACCTTGTTTAGCTGCTTCTATTCCTGATGTAACAACACCCCCTGCTTGAGGTAATTGAGATGTACCTACTGGAGCATTCATCATTTGAGCCATTACAGATTCTTTAGTTACATTCGCTGCCGCTGCAGGTGCAGTTAACTTATCTGCAATTCCTCCTGTCAGTCCTCCAATGAGTGCACCTTTAAGTGCATTCTTTGTACTAGCTCCTGTTAGTTTTGCTAAAGCAAAAGATGTTAATGCGGGTACTAAAAACGCGGGTAACGCCATATGTTAAATAACTCCTATTATATATAATACACCCTATTTTAAAGGCTTTCTAGTCAGAATTCAATACGTCAGAGGACACTTTTCCTACAGCTTTTTTTATCTCAAATTCGTCTATTAATCTTCCTGTGTAGGCAAACTCTCCATAATGTTCAATATATTCGTCAATTAAACCATACATTTTAATACCTGCATGCTTACATAATTTACAAAAGAAAAAGTCTTCTCCTGTATAGGTTTTATCTTCTTTATTCCAATAAGTATCAAAGTAGTTATAGAAGTTAGTTCGATCAACTAATTTACCATCAATTAATGTTTTTTGTTTTATTTCAAACTCTGGATATTCTTTTTTTAGTTTATCAAATACATCTCGTCTAATTAACATACATCCTGTAGGACCTCTATTAAGTTCGATAAAACCCTTATCTACTTTAACATCATGAGGGTTATCTACATTTAAAGTATATTGGTTTCCTACTAATTGCGGTTTTAGTTTTACCCCTGCTTTTATAGCTTCAGTTATTTTATCGTTATCAAATGTCTTTACGGGATAAGGAACTAAACATACTTCTTTGTCATACTCTAACATTCTTTCGACCATCTTAAAGTTAAAGGTCATGTCCGAATCTATAAATAACATGTGTGTAAAATCAGAATCTAAAAAACCTGATACACATAAATTTCTACCTTGTGTAACCAATGATGATTTCATAACTTGAAACTGTACAGGAATCTTTCTAATAAAACATTCTTTTTGAAACTCTAAACAAGCTTTAAAATAATGAACAGATACTTCTGAGTGTACAGGGGTTGATACGTATATTCTAGGTTTTGATTCCATTTAAAAAATTCTCCCAATAAGTTTTTATTGTATCCCAATGATAATAGTTTCTATAATAATCTTGTTGAAACTTCAAGGCTTCTTCAGGGTAGTTATTTATAAATGAAGGTAAACTATTTATTGCATAAGCAAACTTTTCTGCAAGTTTCTTCTTGTCTTTCATGTACGGTACGTAAATAGGAAACTCTCCACATGTTTCAGGTAAAGCTCCTAAATCTGTAGTCATTACAATGATACCAGCTGCTAATGCTTCCATAGCTGCTATACAAAATGTTTCTTCAAAAGTAGATGGATGCACATAAGCATCATAAGTATGAATTATCTTTAATAATTCATTGTGAGTTAAGTAGCCTTTATAATTTACATTAGGTAAGCTTTTAGCTTTTTCATATAAAGGTTTAAATTTATCATCGTTATATTGTTTAAACTGGTCTCCATATATTTGTGTACTAGAATAAACATCTAATTCAATATGTTCATTTTTTTGACATGCTTCCATTGCCGCTAATAAAACATCTAAACCTCTCCAAGGGGTAGAAGAATATAGTAATTTTATTTTAGGTTTAGGTTCAAAATTAGTTCTGATAGTTAAATCATCAGTAAAACCATTTTTTATAACCAAAGATTGATCAGTAGGAATATCAAAAAAATATCTATATTTTTCATATGTCCAATGACTATTAAATACATACCAATCATACTTTCCATGATTTAATTTTTTCTTGAACCACGGTGCAAGATTAGCTTGGTCATAACTATTATGCACCCAAAGCACATTTGTTCTATCAACTACAACAGGTTCTTTTTCTGGAATAGATGTAGTTAAATTTATCTTATTTAATAAATCTTTATCTACGAAATTTTCTAGATACTTTACTTGTATCTCGGTTCCACCAAATGGTTTTTGCATTATTTAGTTTTACCAAAAACCTGTAAAGATGCAACCTCAATACCCACATCCTGTCGAAAGTCATCAGCAGTAGTGTCAGTATTGGGATCAGCAACATCAGCATCAAAATCAGCTTTGGTAGCATATACTTTTTCTGTTCTTTTGTTTTTTATTGTTTCTACCACTTTAGCTGGTAATACTGGAACTTCTTCTCCATTTATAATAACTGTTTTTGTCATCCTCGTCCTTGTCGGTTATATTTCTTTATACTACGTTTTTCGTTTTTATTCAACCGCTTCTTGTGACGTCTTGGACGTTTTCTAGGCTTTGGCCTAGGTTCATAGTGAACAAATTTTTGTTTAGCCATTTTCCTGCGATCTATTTATAAGTGCATAAGAAATAACGCCTTTAACAACGTTTGCTACGTCTGCTTGAGCTTTAATCCCATCGCTTTCTTCTAATACTAAAACTTGCCCTGCAGCTTGAGCAGTTTCGTCTGCTACCATATTTTTATGAAAAAATTCATAATCGGTAGCAGCGGAGTTATCTGTTAAATACATCTCTACTAAATTATTACTATTATGTTCATTAGTAACTGCAATATTTTTTACCAACGCTCTTGAGGAAGCATCAATTGTAAGTATTGTAGTTAAATTAGTTGTGTTTAAAATAAAACCTTGATTTTTATATTGTATTGTCATGATAAAAAGAAATTAAATGCATCTTGATCATTTTTCAAGTCTTGTTGATAAGATGTGTTAAGTTGATTTTCAACAGTCTCTAATGCTTGGTTAATTTGTCTAAAACCTTCTGGAGTATATTCTTCAGGTGGTTCTGGTACATATACGTTTATTTTAGCCATTATCTTCTTCCATCTTGGTTTACATCTGCTCTAAAGGTTCCAAATCTCCATGTTTCATCTGTTGAAGTATTAGCTACTTTTAAACTAGCTAATCGTCCTCGAGCTCTTGTATCTATTTTAGTTGTACTAGAGTTTATCGTAAAAGGTCCTAATTGTGAAGATGTCCCTGTTTGAATAGGGAAATCTTTTAAAAAAATAGTTACTTGTGCATTTCCTTGTAGGTTTTTAAAATCTGGTAAAAATCTAGATATTCTTAATAGATATTCACCGTCTCCATCTGTTGGTAAATCAAAATCTCCAGACTGAATGTATGCTGCAATAGCTGTTTCACTACCATCTAATGCAATTTTATTTGTTCCAATCTCATGTGCAAAATAAGTACTTGCACCGAAAGTATTAGTAGCACCACTTAGATTATCAACTGTAGGAGTGCCTGTTGGATTATATTCAGTAGCATAGGGATTATCGTACGTAGAAGCGTCAGCATAGGTGCTTCTAGCTAATGTCATTACTGACCAAGTGTTTTCTACATAGTTATATATAACTGATCTGTTATTTTGTACCGCTGGACTATTTAAAGGTTTGCCTGAAGGATAAAACCAAACGATTTCATTAAATAAAGAATTATGGGATGCATATATAATTTCGTTAGATGCATAATTAATACCAATATTATTTCCAGTAGTACTAAATACAAAATCTTCTACTAAAGATGGAAGTAATTTAACTGTACCATCAAACTTAAAAAAACCTCCACCTGTGCCCATCCAAAATACTTGACCATCTGCATACACAACAGCATGCTGTCCAATACATCCACAGTTAGAACCTACCTGTCTAATAGAGAATGTAAATGGTGGACCTACAAACTGCATTGTATAAGCAGCTTGATCGGTTAAAATTAAATTATAGTCTTTACCAGAAACCGCAGCTACAATTTTATTACCTGTATCAAGTCTAAATGTACCAGCAGTATTTACTGAAGTAGGTTCATATACATTGTAATTTTCTTGATCACTAAACCTAATAAACATAGGGTCTTGTGTAGAAGTAGTTCCAATAGTTGTTTCTGTTCCAAAATGAACTACGTGTCTATCTCGATCAGATACAATAGTTAGTCTAGATGCAGTTGGTGCACCTGTCATTAAAGTTGCCATAGTTTCTAATTGAGGACTTGTTGTCCCTGGATCCCATATAAATGTTTTACTGTCTTTAATAGTCGCTATTAATTGTTGTCCAAAGTTATCTAAACTCCAGTTACCAGGATCAAGAATAACGCTTGAGGATGTACTACCTGCTCCCCATTCATCAGAACCCCAAGTATCTGTTCCCCAACCATAACCATAGGTTTGAATAGTTGGTCCAATTTCTTCATAAGGGTTTATACTAGCAGAGCCACCACCTGACATAGGTGTCCCTGTTTCAGTTGTTTTCATTTGTATTGTAAAGGTTCCTGTTGTTGGAACGGTCAAAATTTCAAAAGTATAATTTTCAAAGTCAGATGCAGTGAAAGAAGATGTACCTGGTATAGTTACACTTGTAAAAGTTATATATTCACCAACCTCTAAACCGTGTGTAGTTTTATTTACAGTAACTATGTTTGAGCTGGAAGTTGAATCAAAATTAACACCAGTTATAGCTGTATCTAATGGAGTAATATCATAAAATTTATCTTCATAATAAATATATAAAGCTTTAGACGTACCTATCGCTGCATATTTTCTACCCTCTAAATCATTCCAAGTGTGCTGGGCTCTAGCAGGACCTGCTATTGTTTGCTGTCCGATGGCCGTGAACCCTCCTATTTTTTCAGGTTGACCATATCTAAATCTTACAAAATCACTATCAATCCATTGTCCTTCCGCACCTGAAGGAGTATCTGCTTTATTTATACCTGGTCTAATTTGTACGTTTGTTAATGGCATAATATTATGTTTGTATTGGGTATCGTATTACGACTAACCCTGGGTTTCCATTTGTTTGGGAAGGAGGAAATCCTCCGCCTCCTCCATAACCATAATTACTTGTATTATATCCTGTATTATTTCCTGGTACACGAAGGTTTCCATTAGTAACCGAAGAACCGAGAGAAGTTCCTCCACCAGCTCCACCGCCACCTTGATTGTCTGTACCAGGGTTTCCTCCAGCACCACCACCATTGACACCACCACCTCCGCCACCTCCAGCAGATTGATCTCCTCCAGCATCATTAGTTAAACCATTTGTTGTTCCAGAAGCTCCAGCAGTTCCTCCTGAAGCACCTTGAGGAGAAGGAGTTCCATTTTGACCTCCACCGCCACCATTACCTGCAGAGTATCCTAAAGCAGCTCTTTCTACACCGCCACCGCCACCGCCTCCAGCAGCTACAATTAAACCTGTTGTTCCTCTTATTAAAGCAGAAGCACCGCCACCTCCACCTCCCCCTTGGGAGAATCCAGAAGGCCCTGGAGCGTTTCCTCTTCCTCCATAATAATATTGTGTTCCACTAATTGTAATTCCCGATCCACCTGCTCCAGCAGAGCCTCCTGTTCCGCCTCCACCAACACAAACAGATAATGTTTCAGAACTCACTGAAAGTGAAGAATTAGTAGCATATGCTCCACCACCGCCATCTCCACCATTTCTACCAGGATCTAAACCACCTGGAGGATTGTATCCACCTATTCCTGCTCCACCTCCCCACATAAATACTTCTATAGTTGCTGTTGGAGGTGCACTAGATATAACAAAAGAACCAGTAGAAGTAAAAGTATGTACTCGATAAGGAACTCCTCCAATCGTAGTGTCCGATATACTTCCACCCGTTGCTTGAATAAAAGAATAGTAAACAGGTTTCCAAACTCCACTTACTTTAGCATAACCAGTAACTACCTCTCTCCAAGTTCCTGATACTTTAGCTTTAATCGTAGTTATGTTTCTAAAAGTTCCTGATGCTTTACCATAGGTATTAGCCATGGGGCCTCCTATGTATATTTAAACCAGATATCTCCATCACTGCCTCCAGATGGATCACTAGTACTGATTGTAAATTTTCTTTGAAGTTTATCTGCAGTAACTGCATTATTAACTATTTTAGCTGTAGAAACTGCATCATTAACTATTTGTGCAGTATTAATAGCATTATCTGCAACTTTAGCATTAGTCACAGCGTCGTCTACCATTTCTGCCGTATCAACTGCATCGTTTGCTAATTTTGCATTTGTAATAGAGTTATCCTCGATTTGAGCTGTGCCGATTGTTCCACCTAAAGTGTTTAATGCAACTTCATTAACATTGGTTCCATCTGAATAGGCTGCATGAATTTTACCTTCATCTAAAGTAAATCCTGTACCAGATACAGTCTTAAAAGTTAAAGTGTTTCCTGAATGTGTTGTACCATCTTTTAATATGTAAAATTTTTCTATTGAATCAGGAATGGTTACAGTTCTGTTTGCAGCTAAAGTTCCTGTAAAATTAAGAATCATGTTTCTTGCATTAGATATAGAAGCATTAGACATAACTAAAGTAACATCTGCAGAAGCAACATCGATTGCTTCATAACCAGCAATTGCTTGCTGAACAAGGTTTAGGTTTGTATTAGTTTTAGTTCCCCATGTACCAGCGTTTTCACCAGTAGCCATAAGTTCTAATTTTAAATCTGTAGAATATGTAGATGCCATAATTTACTGTATTATATATCCTCTAAGCTGCAAGATCAACTTCTATCCAAACAGCTGTGTCGCTTGTATTTACTTCAGTCCATGTATTTGTAACATCTGGATCAACGTTTGACCATGCGGTAATTAAAGGGTTATTTAAAGCAATTGTTAACTGTTGTCCTGTTAAATCTACAGGAGTGTTTAGATCAATTGTTACAGATCCTGTATTTGTAGATAACTGTTCTCCTGTTACATCAACAGGGGTATTTAAATCAATTGTTTCTTGGCCTAATGTTAAAGATACAGACTGTCCTGTTACTGTAACATTTGCATCAGCAGTTATATTGGTAGATCCTAAATCTGATGTTATTTCATGTTCTGGAGAAACAGGAATACTTACATTACCATCTGCTGAAATAGAAAATGTACCAATAGTCCAATCTAGTTGTTCGCCTGTAACATCTACATTAGCGTCAGCAACAATAGACTCATCACCAAGATTAATTGTTAAATTTTGACCTGTTACATCAACAGGTGTATTAAGTGCAACAGTTACATCATTAATAGTAAATGTTAATGGAATTCCTGTTAATGTTACATTAGCGTCTCCTGTAACAATTTCATTACCAATATTGGTATTAAGCTGTATTCCAGATACAGCAACAGTCGCATTAGTTGAGGCTAATGACGCAAAAGGTGCTTCTGCAAATGTTGATATTCCGAATGCCATAAATTAAAAATTATTTATGGCTATTATATCAGAATCTTTTTATAAGATTAAGTCTTACCACTCCTTAGTTTTTGATGTCAATTCAGGTGATTTCTGTTTTTCGATTTGTGCAGACAAGTTGCTTTGCATATCTTCAATTGTAGTATCTTGATTTTCAAGAACACAATTTTCGCAATGCTCTTTAGTCATAGCATCAAAATCCATACCTTCTGAACCTGCACAAGAGCCATACATACTAGCTGAATGTTCTCCATCTACTGCTGTATATCTCCAATGTATTGTCTTTACCTTATTCTCTGAATCACATTCAAAGTTAGGGAAAGACCATTCGTATGTTATCATGTTGTTTCTCCTATTATGGTTGGTTGTTTTCTAAAGTTTGTACTTTAGCCTCAAGTGTTTCAATTCTTTCCATAGCTTCTTGAAGTGCTTTAACTGCTTTCATGTATAGAATAGAATATTTAACTGATTTAGTTCCATCTTCATCTGTTTTAACTAAACCATTCATACCAGATGCTTCTAAATCTTGTGCTATTACACCTAAATGAGTTATTTCAGGTAATGATTTAAGATTATAATTTTTTACTTGAATTGCTTTAATATCGTTCCATTGTGAACTAGCATCAACTTCATTTTCTTTTAAATTTCTATCAGATATTGCACCATAACTATTATTTCGATTATCTACATCTCCATTACTTCTTACATGAAAAACATCTTGAGCTGAATTTCTTCCGACAAACAAATATCCTGCTGAACCACTACTACCTGACGCATAAGCTAAAACACCTCTTATATTTCCATCAGTTGTAGTAGCATCTTCAGCTGATAAAGCAAAATAAAGATTACTATCTGCTATTGCTTTAAAAGTATGACCATTATTAACAGGAGTTGTAGTTCCAGCTAATACAAAACCAGAAGCATCAATACGCATACGTTCTGCATTATTAGTATAAATTGCTATGGGGTCACTTGTTGATGTTCCATATTGAAAAATATCAGTACTAGCTTGAAAAAAACAACTAACTGTTGCACCACTATCTGAAAAACTCATAGTATCTACAAATTTTAAACCACCATTAATATCAAGTTTAGTTGATGGAGAACTTGTACCAATACCTATGTTACCATCTTCATTAATAGTCATTCTTGGTGATGTCATAGTATCACTTGTTGAATTATCTTGTGTAAAGAAATCTAAAGCTGTAGGTGCAAAATTAGCTGTAGCTGCACTCCAAGTACCATCTTGTCTTGCTCTTATTCTAGCAGTTGTTCTGTATAAATTATTATTTTGAGCTTCAAAATCTATATCAGCTATTGTTTCTGTACCTACAGCAGTAGATAAAGGATTTGTGCTTGTTAATTTATAAGTTGGTTGGTCACCTTCAATATGAAGTAAATTATCTGGAGAACTTGTACCAATACCTACATTACCAGAACTGTCGATACGCATAACTTCTGTTGTAGATACATCAAAAGTAATTCTTGGAGATGCTCCAGTATTACCTTCGTCAGCCATAAAATTCAAAATACCAGAGCCATCTGTTCCTATTTCAGCATAGGCATTTGTGTCTGTGT